TCATTTCCAGCTGGACGATGAAGCGCACGCCGCCGCTGTTGTGGCGGCCTCGCGGCGCTATGCCGGGCGCCGCGATATCCCGGTTGACTATGACCATCAGCTGGTTTTCGCCGTGGGCAAGGACAAGGGCGGGCGCGCGCCAGCGGCGGGCTGGATCAAGCCCGAGACGCTGACCGTGACAGCCGCCGGCATCGAAGCTGATGTGACCTGGACGACCACGGCCGCCGAGGCGCTGGCGCGGCGCGAATACCGCTATTTTTCCCCCACCTTCACCACCGACAAGGCCGGCCGGATCACCTCGATCCGCTTTGGCAGCCTTGTGAATGACCACGCGATCGACGCGCTGCCGGCCATCGCGGCCGCCTCCATTCCCGACGTGAACCCGCAGGAGACAGACGTGAATTATGCCAAGATTGCCGCCGCCCTGGGCTTGCCGCCCGAGGCGAGCGAGGACGATATTCTGGCTGCCATCACCGCGATGGCGATGCCCAAGGCGATGATGACGGCGGCGGCCGCGCAGTTCGGCCTGGCCGAGACGGCGACCGCGCAGGAGATCGTGACGGCCGCCACCGCCACTGCCGCTGCTGCTGCCGCTGCTGCACCGGCTGAGCCGGACCCGGCGAAGTACGTGCCGATCGAGGCGTTCAATGATGTCAGCGCCCAGCTCGCCACCGCAAGTGCTGCCGCCCAGGCGGGCGAGGCCGAGCGCCTGGTCACCGCCGCTGCCGAGGCCGGCAAGGTCTCCCCGGCGCTGAAAGGCTGGGCCACCAATTTTGCCGCCACCAACATCGATGGCTTCAAGGCCTGGGTGGAAAAGGCCCCGGTCATCGTCGCGGCCGGCGCTGTGCCTGCCGAGCAGATCAACGCCGCTGCTGCTGGCTCAGGCGGCGACGGCCTCACCGACAGCGAGCGCGCTGTCATCAAGCTCACGGGCGTGACGGCGGACGCCTTCATCGCCGCCAAGAAGAAGGGGATTTGATCCATGGCTGCACTGACCACCACGCGTGACACGCCGGAACGCGGCGGCATCAACCGGGCGCCTGGCGTCGCGGCGGACGCCGTGATTTTCGCCGGCTCGCTCGTCTGCCTCAACGCCTCGGGCTTTGCAGTGCCGGGCGCTGTCGCCACCACGCTCACCGCCATCGGCCGCGCCGAGGCGAGCGTGACCGGCACGGCGACCGCTGGCGAAGTGACCGTGCCGGTGCGCTCGGGCGTCTTCCGGTTCAGCAATTCCACCGCCGGTGACCTGATCACCATCGCCGATATCGGCGAGGATTGCTTCGTGCTCGACGATCAGACGGTGGCCAAAACCGATGGCACCGGCGCGCGCAGCCGGGCCGGTGTGGTGGTCGATGTCGACACCGCCGGTGTGTGGGTTCGCATCGGCCTGCGCGGCTGACCCCCTTTTTTCAGGAGACTGACCAGTGATCATCAATTCCGGCAACCTCAAGACCCTCGGCACCAGCTTCAGCGCGCTCTACCAGGGCGGGCTCGGCATCGCGCCGACCGACCATCAGATGGTGGCGATGACCGTGCCCTCCACCACGGGCCAGAATGAATATGGCTGGCTCGGCAAGTTTCCCAGCGCGCGCGAATGGCTGGGCGACCGGGTGGTGCAGAACCTCAAGACGCACGACTACACGATCAAAAACAAGGACTACGAGCTGACCATCGGGGTCGATCGCAACGACATCGAGGACGACAATATCGGCATTTATTCGCCGATGTTCGAAGAGATGGGCGCTTCGACCGGCTCCAAGGCCTGCGAGCTGGTTTATGCGCTCCTCAACGCCGGCTTCGACACGCTGTGCTACGACGGCCAGAATTTCTTCGACACCGACCACCCGGTCATCCTCGAAGACGGCACGGCCGGCACGGTTTCCAACAGCGGCGGCGGTGCGGGCACGGCCTGGTTCCTCGCCGATCTGTCGCCCCAGCGCCGGCTGAAGCCGCTCATCCTGCAGATGCGCAAGGACTGGGAGTTTGTCGCCCGCGACAACCCGCAGGACCCGAACGTGTTTGACCGAAAGGAGTTCAAATATGGCTCCGATGCGCGGATGAACGTGGGCTTCGGCTTCTGGCAGATGATCTACGGCTCGAAGGCGACGCTCAACGAGGCCAACTTCAAGGCGGCCTACGCAGCGCTCGAAGGCATGAAGGGCGACCATGGCCGGCCGCTCGGCCTCAAGCCGACGCACCTGATCGTGCCGCCCTCGCTGCGTGCCACGGCCACCGAGCTGCTCACCAACGAGCGGCTGGCCAGCGGCGCCACCAACACGACGCGCGGCTGGGCCACGCCGTTCGTCACGCCCTGGCTGGCTTGATCCATGAACCTCGGTGTCCTCCGCATCGTCTCGGCGCGCTGCCCGTATCGGCGCGCCGGGGTGAGCTTCGAGCCAAACGGCGCGCACAGCTACGGCGTCGCGCTGGTCGAGCGTGACGGCCTGCCCGAAGACCCGTTCGAGGCGGAGAAGGTGCTGGCTGCGCTACTGAGTGATCCGCACCTCGATGTGATGATCGGCGAGACACGCGACGGGCCTTTCGTTCCGCTGACGCTGGCGGACTTCGAGCCGAAAGGCCAGCCTGAGCCGGCGCGCGGCACGATCGAGATTGTGGGTGAGCACGCCCGGATGCTGGCCGAGCAGCGCCGCGCCCAGGATGCTGGCCCGATGGGCGACGAGCCGCCCGCCACCGAAACCCCGCCCGCCACCGAAACCCCGCCCGCTCCGGCAACAACAGCCGCAGCAGGCGAGGCCGCTCCCGCTGCCGCCGCGCCGCCGCCCGTGAAGCCAAAGGCCCCCGAAACGCCAAAAGCCATCACGAAGCCGCGCGCCGGCAGCGGCAGCAAGAAATAACTCACCAGCCGGGGCCTCCTGCCTTCGAGTGGCAAGGCCCCAGCTGAGACAGTCGAAAAGGAGCAATCATGGCTACCACACGAGCGAAATTCCGCTGCACCAGTGTGACCGATTATGGCGCTTACAAGGCGGTGCAACTCAACGCCGTTTGCAAGGACGGCACGATGGAGAACGACACCTTCTCCAAATATACGCCGACCGGCGAAATCAAAATGAACATCGACAATCCGGCTGCCGCCGTGGTTTTCAAACCCGGCGCTGAGTATTACGTCGACTTCAGCGAGGCCACCACGGCCTGATGAAGATCAAGCAGCCCTTTGAGACGCTTGCCTTGGGGCTCGGCTTTTCGGAGCCGATGGCCAGCGTTTCGGACGTCGCCGTCGCCCCGCGCGGGCTGGTCGCTGCCGGTCCGGCGCTGGTGGCCGGCGCGCCGGTGGTGGACGGGCTGACAATCACGCTGCCGCTTTCTGGTGGCACCGACGGCGAACGCTATCTGATCACCGTGCAGGCCGCCGCTGCCAGCGGCGAGCTGCTGGAGCGCGAGGCCGAAGTGGCCGTGGTCGATCTGACCTGGGCGGTGCCCGAGGGCGGCACCAGCTATCTCACGGTCGCCAGTTTTGTCGAGCGCACCGGCCTTGATCTGGCGGTGCGGATCTCCGACACCGAGGGCAGCGGGCGGATCGAGGCGGCGCGGCTGGGCAAGGCGCTGGCCGATGCCTCGGCCGAGGTGGAAAGCTATCTGGCGGCGCGCTTTGCCCTGCCCATCGCGACGGTATCCCCGCTGCTTGAGGGGCTGGTTTTCGATATTGCACTCGCGCGCCTGTGGACCGGCGACGCGCCTGAAAGCGTGCGCGACCGGGCGACGGCAGCAACAGCGCGGCTGCGCGATCTGGCCAAGGGGCTGATCACGCTGCCGGGTGCGGCCGCACTCACGCCCGCCGATGCCTCGCCGGCGCCGGTGCTGACCGACGTCGCCCAGGGCGCCTTTTTCAGCCGTGACCGGCTCCGGAGCTTCTGATGCTGGAATTCACCTTTTCCGACACGCTGACCCCGCGCCTGCAGGCGGCGGGAGACGCGCACCTGGACTTCACCCCGGCGCTCGCGGCGATCGCAGATTATCTGCGCACCAGCACGGTGGAGCGCTTTGAAGATGAGCGCGATCCCTTTGGCGCGCGCTGGCTGCCCAGCCAGCGCGCGCGCGACGAGGGTGGGCTGACGCTGACCAAATCGGGCGAGCTTCGCCTCTCGATCACCGCCGACAGCGACGCGACTGAGGCAGTGGTGGGCACCAACAAGATCTACGCCGCGATCCATAACAGCGGCGGCACCATCCGGGCGCGGGCGGGCAGCGCGCTGCGCACGCCCTTCGGCCCGCGCGCCTCCGTGCGGATGCCGCAGCGGCAGTTTCTGGGCTTTGGCCCCGATGATGTGGTGCGCGTCGAGGAAGAGCTGGTGG